TATTTAATGTAATCTCAACTTTACATTAATATCTTTGGTAAATTTATTCTCAATCATACTCAAGTTGTTCTTCTTCAAGAACTCTTTGAACTTCTTCCATGATATCTTACTTGTATCAATAGGAGTATAGGCTTCATACTCTCTCTGCTCGATAATAAAATCTTCGAAACAGATGTCATCATATATGATCTTAGATGGAAGCACCTTGAATATACGCTCAACAAGCATCTTCTCTATAGCATACTTCTCATCTACCTCATAAAAGAAACACTTCTTACGCTTTGACATCTTACAGATAACAAGAATCTGATTTAAGATGAAGTGAGTACCTAGTTGATTCTTTTCCTTCTGTGAGATGTTATGTAATTCATTCTCATTAATGAAGTACTGATACTCTTTTAAGGAGTTATCGAGATATGGCACCAAGTTTACGTACTCGACATTGTTTTCTATGTCAAAGTAGCTGCGTAGCTTGGGTTTGTTGGTGTTTGTTGCCATTTACAGGGGAAGTCATGCTTATTTAAGGCAGTCTACCTATAATATACACCCTTTTCCTACGAAAGCAACAACTTTGGCGGTTTTTTAGTAAACTTCACACGACCAATACGGCAATTCATGATGCCATTGTAGTAATCCTCACGTAATAGCGCTTCTGCCTGGAACTGAAACATGGTTTCCATGTATGCCAGCTCACTTTTAGTACCACAACTGTAAGTTATCTCAAATTTAAACTTATCCTTACCATGTTCAGCAATATCTGCGTTTAACTTGTCGGATGACCCTGTATATGTCTTCCAATCTGACTCACCCACAATGATTCTCTTACGCTTCTTACCTTTTAAAGGTGGTCTCTTAGTTCTCTTCTCGATTTGCTTCTTACCAATGTACTTTTTATTGTCTACCGTATTGGTAATCAAATACACAAAGCCAAAAGGTAGTTCATCCCATTGCTCGTCACATGTCCAGTGACCTAAATCCATTATAGCTCCTTAATCAATGGTTCCTCAACCTTCTTAGCCTTCTTCTTCTTTTTCTTCTTCTTCTTTGGATCAACATCAGCACGTCTTTGTATCTTACCAATAGGTTTAGCAATACGAGCATCATCAGCATCACCATAAACATCAGCACCCTGCATATCAGCACCACCAGTTGAACCAACACCAACATCACCAGCAGTCATATCCTCTTCAATGACCTTGTAGAAGTACTTAGCAAACTTACTAGTTGATTTATCCATATGAGTATTTATACTATGAATATGGAATTGCTCTTAAAGTATATAGATGAGGTCGGTAAAGACCTTGTTCTTGATGACTTTAACATTAAAGAACAGTCAATGCGCCTACCTGCTCGTAAGCATTACTGGGTAGCTCAGCTTATTAAGTCAAAGATTGCTCGTAATGCTACTTTTGAGAAGAAGAAGCAGCTTAAGAAGAACATAACTAAGGAAGTGATTGCTACTTCACCAGTTAAACTATCTCAATCAGCAGCAGAGCAAGCAGCAGAACGTCATGAGTCGTTATCTGCTTTGACAGCCAAGATAAAAGAGTATGATCTTATTATTGAGTATCTTGAGAAGGTAGAGAAGACAATGTCACAGATGGGATTCGATATTAAGAACATTGTTGAGCTACAGAAGATGGAGCAACTATGATTCAGTTCGATTATAAAAAGCCTACTCCTAAGCAACCAGGTAAGCTTCTTATTAGATGCTCTGATAGTGATCTGTTTGATACTATGCGAGAGCATTTCTCAGTAGAGAATACAGGAGCAAGGTTCGCAAGAGGTAGAGGACGCTTTATGCCTCGTCGTAAGTATGTCATTACTCCATTAGGTGCTTGTGAGTTAGGTTTGTATTGGGAAGTTCGTCAGTACCTTATTAAGAATCAGATTAATGAACCTATCGACATAACACCTGCTCTTAATAAAGCACTTCGAGTAGGAACAGATACAGAAATTGTAACTGACTTTAAGTTTACTCTTCGTAACTATCAAGAAGAAGTAATTCAAAAAGCTATTAAGCTTGGAACTGGTACTTGTGTTCTAGGAACTGGTGCTGGTAAGACCTTTACTACAGCTGCTCTTATTGAACAGTTCTATAGAGCAAGTAATGACCCAGATACCTTCAAGTGTCTTATGTTAGTTCCTGACTTAGGTCTTGTTACTCAAACGTTTGATGAGTTCTTGAATGTAGGCATTAACTATAAGTGTACTAAATGGACTGGAAAGACCAAGCCTGACTTTACCTCTAATGTAATCATTGCTAATATTGGTATCATTCAAAGTAGGTTTGAGGATAACGATTGGTTAAGACATATTGACTTACTTATTGTTGATGAGTGTCACAAAATTACTGCTGGTAATAAGATCTCTAAGATAGTTCAACAGATTAAGACTCCCAACAAGTTTGGATTTACTGGAACCCTTCCTGAAGACCAACTTAACAAATGGTCAATCATTGGAAAGCTAGGACCTGTCATTTATGAGAAGAACTCTTACGAGCTTCGATTAGAAAACTTCCTTACTAATGTAAATGTTAAGGTTATGAACATTAACTATAGTCCTAAGCCGCACTTTAGTGGACCAACTGGCTATAGAGATGAGTTAGACTTTATTTACAATCACGAAAGAAGGAATACAATCATCCAAAGCCTTGTTAGTAAGTTGCCTAACAATACTCTTATAATGGTCAACCATATTCTACATGGTGAAGTTATTGAAGAGTACTTGAGAAAGATAGAAGGTAAGAAAGTTTACTTCATTCAAGGTTCAGTTGACGTTGAGGAGAGGGAAAGGATCAAACAGATCATGGAAACTGAAACTAACGTTGTAGTTATTGCCATTAGTGCTATCTTTGCTACAGGTGTTAACGTTAAGAACCTTCATAACATCATCTTTGCTTCTGGAGGTAAGAGTTTCATTCGTACTGTTCAGTCTATTGGTCGTGGTTTACGTAAGCATGACTCTAAGTCCAAGCTAATCATCTTTGATATGTGTGATAAGCTCAATTATGGTGAAGCGCATTGTGAAAAGCGTATGGCTATATATGACAAGGAGAAGATCCAATACAAGATAACAGAAATTAGTTGATCTTTCTAAACTGTAGGCTATAATTAGGTAGAATGTCTAAAGAAGAGTATTATATTAAGCCTAAAGAGTTCAAGGCGAGTCTACAAAAGTATTATGACTCGGATGTCTTGACCGACGATCTGGCTGAGAATATTAAAAAGATTGCTTATGGCTTGAGCTATAACGGATCCTTTATTAACTATTCGTATAAAGATGATATGATTGGCGATGCATTGATTAAGATGTATGCTGCCCTTAAGTATAAGAAGTATAAGTTTGAGACTAAGTCTAATCCTTTCTCTTACTTTACTACTATTGCTTATCACGCTTTCATTAATCGTATTAAGAAAGAGAAAAAGCACCACGCTACTATTACCTCCTATAAGGAGAAGGTTTACGAGGAGTATATGGGTAACCCAGAAAATACCCATGGTACAGTTTATGTAAAGCCTGTTGATGATGATTCCCACTATTAAAAAGTCTAAGGTTGCTATCTTTAGTGACCTACACCTTGGTGTTCATTCGAATTGCACTAAATGGCATCAGTACGCTCTTGAATGGGCTGACTGGTTTGTCGAAGAGTGTAAGTCGAAGGGCATTGAGGATATTATCTTTGCTGGTGATTGGCACCATAACCGTTCTGAGATTTCTGTTAACACTCTTCAAGTGAGTGCTGAGATCTTAGATAAGATGGCTGACTTTAATCTTATCGCTATCTGTGGTAACCATGATATCTATTATAAGCATAGAACAGATGTTAACTCATTGTCTATCTTTAAGAATAGAAAGAATGTAACCATCTTAGAAAAGTATCAAACCTTAGAAGCATTTGATAAGAAAATTTCTTTATGTCCTTGGAATACACCTACAAGTGTAATCGAAGATAGTGACTTGATTGTAGGTCACTTCGAAGTTGAGACCTTTAAGATGACTGGTTTCAAGCTTTGTGAAGAGGGTGTTAAAGTAAAAGACCTTCTTAAGAAGGCTCCTCTT